TTGAGTTAAAATACATTTCTAAACATTTTCCAGTAAAATCTCCGACATTAGAACTTCCTTTTAACATTCCTTCAAACATTACTTTAGTCGCAACATCTAATGTTAAACATAATTCTGGTTTATTAAGCAAATCAAGTTTTAATAATCTACCTAATAATTCATAATTTTCATACCACGTAAGTTGAACAAATCCTCTTCCGTAATATAATTTGTTTGGAGTAATATAAGCAACTCCAGAATGCTTTATTTTTTTTCCATATGGCCTAGTTTTACCTTTTCCATATTCTTCTATAGGGGCAATAGTTTTTGCAGTTTCGTGGTAGGTGGTGGCTAACATATAAGCTAGCCACCTAATATCATTAAACTTTCTATTATCCCATTCGTTAAATATTGCTTCATACCCGCTAACTTGTGTAGAAGATAATTTACCAAAATTTAACCTATAATTGTTATAAAAATTTAATCTATTTATCATAATGTAAAATTATTAATCAGTTTTTGCAACTAAATTTATTACAATTCCAAGTATAATAACAAACGCAGCTCCTACTCCAAATTTTATTTGGTCTAGCAATATTTCTCTTTTTGCGTTTTCTAATTTAATCAATTCTATTGATTTCTGTATAACTTCTATTTCTGAGTTTATTTCATTTATATCGTAGACAATTCCTTTTTTACCGTTTGCATCAGTTCCTGTTAGCGCTGTTAAAACGTCTCTTAAATCTAATTTAACAAATTTTAAATGTTGATCTATTTTATCAAATCTTTCTTCTATTTCTGGCATTTATTTACTTTATTTGATTTTTTTTATTATATTTTATCTCTAAGCATTAATATTGTTTTACTAAATTTTTCACTCCCTATATAAGCAGTGGCAATGATAGTCCATTCCCATCCATTTAACTTTGAAGTAAATAAAGCAACAGTTGCTATTAATGTAATCATAAGTGTTTTGCTTACTGTTTTATTTAAATATTTATCTATAAATTCTTGTCTACTCATCTTTTTATATTTATTGTTTTACAGTCCCGCCAGTAACGTCTTTATCTTTAGCGTAAGCTCCTAATAAAATTAACGATATGGCAACTAATAATTGAGTGCCTGACATTTTATCAAAATAGCCAGCAACATAAGCGTCTAATAGAGCATTAACTCCTATTAAAATACCTGGAACTAATCCAGCTAAAGTTGTCTTCCAGTTTTTCATAATTATTTATTTTTATTAATTAATTTTCTAATAAAGTCTAATATCTTTTCAAATATACTTTTATTTTTTACATCTTGCTTGGGCTTTTCAATTGGCATTTCAAATCTTGGAATACTTAAAGTAACTTCTTCTTCTTCTGCAATAGTTTGCATTATTGGAAAAACTTCTCCAAATGTTTCTATTGAATTTCCTCCAACAACTATTGATTCTTGTGCCTTTGATTGTTGTGATAATAACATAGCTAAAATCAATATAATAGCAGGAATAATAGTCCAAACAGCATCCATTATTTCTGAATTACCTTTTTTAGTTATTTTTTGCATAACATCTCTGCTAACGCCAAAAGCTATTGTAATACCTAAAGAATAATATTGATTTAAAAATAAATTTGCTAAAACATATATTACAAATCCATATATAAAATGATTTGCTTTGTCTAGTGGAATTAATGGTAATTTCATATTAATTAATTGTTTATTTTAATTTCCGCTATTAGATTCTTTTTTAAATTTATTATAATTTAAATAAATACTATTAAACTCTAAAAGTCTACTTATAAGTTCTTCTTCCGTTTCAAACCATTCTAAATATGGTTGTCCACTTGTTATAATTTGCTCTCCTATTATTTCTCCGTAATGAAAAACTTTTAATCTATCTGTTGCTAAATAATACATAATTTATATTTTTAAATTACTCCACCATCTACTACCGTCCACCCATAACCTGTTCGTAAAATACCACCACCTGTATAGGTATTAGTAAATACACTTCCTTGCAAATCTAATTCAGTTAGACTAACGACAGTAACTATCCAAGCTCCATTTGCTTCAACTGTTCCTAATACTCCTGATATAAATATTTTTTCACCAGTTGCTCTACCGTGGCCTCCGATTATTATTCTTATTAACCCGCTACCATTGTTAATTGCTCCTAATATTACAACTGAGGCATTATCTCTAGTTAACAAAGCTCTACCTTCTGCACCACTAGCAGTATAATTAGCAGTACCAAAAGAAATAACGTTGCTAAGTTGTAGTTGATATTCAGTCCAGCCATTATAAATAGAATCTAAATTTTCTTTTGAAAATGTAGTTGGTGTTTTTCCATTCATAAAACTGTTAAAATTAGTAACATTACCTACTCTCCAATTTCCTATATCTTGATTAAAAGCAGTTGCATTATTAAACAGAAAGCTCATATTTGTAATTCCAAGCACATTCCAGTTTCCTATATTTTGATTAAAACTAGGATTATTTGAAAACCATTGAGCCAATGTAGATGCTCCACTTAAAGATAATTGTTCTAGTCCTAATATACTGGTAAAAGATAAACAACTTTCAAACAAACCGAATGTAGATGAATTTATTCCTGAACTACCTAATAATGCAAAACTATCTCTAACATTATTAAATTTTAAGTTATTACAGATAATAAAAGTTGTAACCGCTCCTGTTTTAAGAGTTAGACATCCAAATTGAATTATTTCTAAATACTTTAAAGAGTTTGTACTATTGAAATTAATCCATAAAGCTAATGCTTTTATTTTAATAGTGTAAACTCCCTTACTTGCATAGGTATGAATATTTCTGTTTATCTCTTTCGAGCCATCCCCCCAATCAATAGTATAACTTCCAGTAGAAGTAATGGCAAGTTGAATTTGTCTTAAAGCTACTCCTGTTCCAGACATTGTCGTGTCAATTATACATATAAAAGCATTAGTGTCATCTTTTGGCACGTCATTAGCCATTAATCCAAATGTTTCTCCCAAATAATTATTATTTATAAGACCATTAACTGTTCCATCTACAATATTTGATTGTATTCCACTCATACTATACTGCTTGATAATCAGCTCCGTGCGCTGTTACATAACAACTATTAGCAGCTAAACTTACTAATGTAGAGCATCTTAATACATCATTTGGCATTAATGGAATATATCTTTTGCCAGTATTATCTAAAGGCATTCCCACAAGATTAAGCCCGTCTAACATATCATTATTTCTTGTTCCTGTTATATTACCAGCATTAATAGCTACCGCTACTAATCCTATTGGAACTACTGTTGCTCCTCTTAAAATGTATATGAATACATTTGTTATTGCAGCATTAGCTGCGCTTGCGATTAAAGAATATATCCTTCCACCATACGCTCCTGCAGTATATATTGTAACTCCGTTAGTGTTACTTCCTAATGTTCCTATTGTAGTTCCTGTTAAAACAGCAACTCCTGAATTAATTACATTAGCTAAAATTGGTATTTGACCGTTTACTAAAGCCATAATTTTTATTTTTAATAGTTATAAGTATTTCTTAATGTTTGCATTAAAATATAATCTAAATCTCCACCTCCTCCTGTTGACGTGCTACCATCAGCCATAAGAAACTGACTTGATGTACCTCCTGATTTTATGAATGATAAAGCAGTTACCGCACCATCTGCATTTACTTGAAATGTATTAGTTCCTGCTGTATTTTGACCTTTATATATAGGAGTAATATTATCAGCATTTCCAGTTCCATTTTTAACACTAAATCCGTCTAACGTTACATTAGTAACTATTAAAGGAATTGTTGAATTATTATACGCCTGCTGCAAAGAAGTTGTCGATAAACTGCCAAGACCAACTACGCTGCCAAATTTACTTGCCTCTATAAATAACGCTCTAGAAGTGTCTGTTAAATTTGTTGTATTATGTTTTAAAATTAATAGACCTCTAAATAATCCGTTTTCTAATATATTTTGCTCTACAACAAAAGATTCAGTAGCTATAGCCTGTATAGCTTCAGCTATATTTGAATACACAGCTTGACCATATTGAATTCTTATTAAGTTACTTTGAAATACATAAATTCTTTGAATAGAGTATTTACTTCCAGGAACCAAAGTTCTTACCCCTCCGTTGTCATAAAATTCTGGATCTATTACTGCTGTATTTGTATATTCTGTTCCGTTTTGAAGCCTATACCTTATATTTGTTGGAGCTACTAATGCAGGTAATTGTAACGTATGTGGGTCTTTGTTTGTATTTATAAAATTAGTACCTTGCTTAAATACATGTCCAAAACTTTTATTAATATTTAAATTTGCTCCATTTGGAGAAAATACATTTCCACTAATATTAAAAAACCCAATAGCCTCCATTAAATCTGAAAGTTGTGCTCCATTATCAATAGCTACTACAGGCTGGTTATTTACAGCATTTACAATAACTCTATTAGAGTGGACTATTACTCCTAACATACAATAATCTCTTTGTAATGAATTGTCAAAAGGACTTGCTGAAAATTGTAAAACTCCATTAACATCTATTGCTAAATAAGATACGTTTTGGATAGCTATATTAGGAACTACATTAGCGGTTGTAGCTGGAAATGATTTGTATTGTTTTGTAGGATTTAATGGGTCTGTGTAGTTATTTATAAACCACGCTTTTATCGCACCTACATTAAACTTAGTCGTATCTACATTTATAGATAATCCATCAAAAGCAATTATACCAGTAGAAGAATCATTATATAATAATTGTTTGTCCGATGTTGAAAAAGATAATCCATCAACATACTCTTTATCTACTAACGTTCTATTGTCGTAACTACCTACTAAATTAGTAGCGTATTTAACAGGAACGGTAGATTGTAATCTTGTTCTGCCAATTCTAAAGATGCCAGAAGTAATACCGTCTCCAGGTGCATTTCCAATATTAAATGAATGCTCTGCATTTGCTACAGCAGCTACCTCTCCGCTTCCTGCAATATATGATGATCCAAAGTAATTAGTAGATGTTGTTGTGAAAGCTTGGCTTACTTGAGGATTACCTAAAACAACTCCCATACTAGCTTGTAATCTAACCATAGACATCCAAGTATTGCCACCTAATAATCCAACTGTTACATATTGCGTTGCTGTACCTGCTCTATAAGTTCCATTTTCATCTATAAAACCTACTTGCGTTCCTGCTGAATTTAAAAATTGAGCTTGTTTTGTAGGTTGTATTTGAATTTGAGTATTACCAATATTATTATTTTTAATATCATCTCCTGTTTTTGTCCAATAATTATTAGCTGATGTTACAGTTCCTTCAATAATATTTCCAGAAGAATCTAATTGTAAACTATAAACAGGTGTTCCAGTGAATGTTCCAGATCCATATTTATTTAGTCTTAGTTGACCTGTTCCTTTAAGTGTAAATAAAGTACTTTCTATTGCATTATCTAATCCACTTATGCTAAGTTCAGATACTCTTGACACATCAGTTACTGTGCTCCAATATGATGATATTAAATTAGTTCTTTTTGGAGTTCCTGTATTTACAGTTGAAGTAAGAAAATTTATTGCCGTCCCAGAGCCAATTCCAGGAGTGCCAGAGGCAGCGCTTTTTTTCAACTGTATTATTGGATATACAAGAGCATTCATTGGACCGTTATTTTCAAATTCCGCTGCAACACTACTTGACTCACCTTTAACGCCTATACCTCCACCAATACCTCTAACCCCAACTCCACTTGTATATTGAGCATCCCCTGTTACACCTATAGTTGTTGATGGCGAACCAATCATCGCGAAGCCGTAAACGCCAGAACCCATTGTTGAACGAGTAGTTCCTACAATACCATTACCAGCACCTGTTGTTGAAGTATTATTAACAACAAACGTACTCAAGCTTGGTGTAGTGGCACCATTACGCGTTTCAGTAAATGTACTACTGTTAATTGTAGTATTTTCAGTTAGCGTTCCTCCTAACCGAATATCATCTCCTATTTTGGTTAAACCATTAGAAGCCGTTATTGCTCCTCCTCCGCCCCCTGTAGTAACACTACCATCAGCCATAAGGAATTGGGTTGATAAGCCCCCAGTTTTAATAAAAGAACTGCCAGTTATTATTCCACTTGTATCTATACTTGCAACGGTAGTAGTTCCACCACCGCCTCCTGTAAGTTTAAACTCTGC